CAAACCAGAAGATTTTGGAAATTTTCTCAATGAAACTGTTTCTAACGCATATGGAGCATTGGCAGGCCCTTCAGCAACTAGAGCACCTACCACTGGGAGACAAGCATATGAAGGCTTGACCAGTAATGCATCAAGATTTGCTGATGTCACTCGTACACCAGCTGGTAGTACCACTGGAAGACAAGCATATGAAGGCTTGACTGGTAATGCACCAAGATCTTCAGATACAACCAATGAATCTAGCTCAACAACCGGTACGGATTTAACTCAAGGGCTTATGACATTGGCTCAAAGCATTGGATCACAAACAACCAGTATGAGTGAACTGGTAGAGCTCATGCGTAGAAGCAATGGTATTCAAGAAAGAATACTGCAACAGGCTAGAAATTAACAATAAATAACTCACTATGGCAGAACCAAAACAAGGCACCGGTTGGAAAAAATTTTTCAAAGTCGCAGATTTATCTGGACAGATGAGCCCAATTGCGGGTGGACGAGATCAAGGATTACCCGGATATCCCAAAAATGACGGACGTCGAAGCAATCAAGCAGATACTGATTTCAGCTTCAGAAACTATGCCAGCAGATTGCCAGAAGTTTATTCGGGGCATCCTAATCGTATTGAACGCTACAATCAGTACGAAAACATGGATGCTGACTCAGAAGTCAATGCATGTTTGGATATCATCTCTGAGTTTTCTACACAACTGAACGAGCACAACGACACACCGTTTGACATAACCTACAACGATGATCCTACAGATCACGAAATTGAAATCATTCGAAAACAGATGCAGCAATGGGTCAAGCTGAACAAGCTGGACCAACGCATATTCAAACTGTTCCGCAACACAATCAAGTATGGTGATCAAATTTTTGTACGTGATCCAGAAACATTTGAAATGTACTGGGTGGACATGAGCAAAGTGGTGCGTGTGATCGTTAACGAAAACGAAGGCAAGCGCCCAGAACAATATATCATTCGTGACATTAACCCCAACTTCCAGAACTTGACAGTGGCAGCTAAGACCACAACTGACTTTATGGTCAACCCAAGTTCAGGTGGTGCAGGTGGCATTGGTGGTAGCATGCAAGGCGGCGGATATACAGCACCTAGTTCGGCCATGAGCGGAGCCAGCAGATTTAATCGTGCTGTGAATGAAACTTGTATTGATGCCAAGCACGTGGTGCATATGAGCTTGAACGAAGGACTAGACACATTCTGGCCATTTGGCAAAAGCATCTTGGAAAACATCTTCAAAGTATTCAAACAAAAAGAACTGCTGGAAGATGCCATGTTGATTTATCGTGTGCAACGTGCGCCTGAGCGTAGAGTGTTCAAGATTGACGTAGGCAACATGCCCAGCCATATGGCTATGGCGTTTGTGGAGCGTGTGAAGAATGAAATGCATCAACGTCGTATTCCCACATACGGCGGTGGTGGTCAGAACATCATGGATTCTAGCTATAATCCACTCAGTATCAATGAAGATTTCTTCTTTCCGGTGGGGGTTGACGGACGTGGTAGCTCAGTGGATGTACTGCAAGGCGGCCAAAACCTCGGCGAAATTGACGATTTAAAGTATTTTAACAACAAAATGGCACGTGGTCTACGTGTGCCTAGCAGCTATTTGCCCACAGGTCCAGACGATTCAGATCGTACCATGCAAGACGGCAAAGTGGGCACAGCACTGATTCAGGAGTATAGATTCAATCAATATTGCGAACGACTGCAAGCATTGATCATGCAGAAACTAGACGATGAGTTCAAGATGTTCCTGCGCTGGAGAGGGTTTAATATTGATGCTGGCTTGTTCCAGATCAAGTTTAACCCACCACAAAACTTTGCCAGCTATCGTCAAGCTGAACTAGACACTTCACGTATCACAGCATTTACCAGTTTAGAAGCATTGCCTTACATGAGCAAGAGATTCTTGCTGGAGCGTTTCTTAGGGTTGACCGAAGACGAAATCCAGACCAATTCCAAGCTGTGGAAAGAAGAACGCAGCAAACCTGAGTTGGATACATCACAAGGACAGGATCTACGTAGTGTGGGTATTACTCCAGCAGGGTTGGAAAGTGATGTTGCAATGGGGCAAGAGATGTCAAATCTCACACCGGCCGGACAACCAGGTGAGCCGGGTGCAGCACCTGGTGGAACAATTGGAAATACACCGGCAGCACAACCTCCGGGCGCCGGTGCTCCAATTCCGGGCGCTGCATAAATATATCATGATCCTCAATGAGCTTTACGAACGTAGTCCCAGTGCATATCAAGATGTAGCTGCTGATAATACTCAGCCTCACCTTGGTCAATTACGTAAAACCAAGCTCACACTTATGCAATTGAATAAATTGCGCCGCATGCAAGATACTCGCACTTACGAATATAACGAAAAGCTAAAAGACATTAGAACTCAATACGCTCCACCAGCTGCTCCGCCAGCGTAACATTTTTGTCTTAATTGGCAAAAAACCAGCCATAACTGGCATATTTTTCTCTTAATTTGTAAATATAGATATACATTTTGCCAGGGTGGCAAAGTTAACGAATATCTATAGGAGCCAGTTAAATGAGTAAAAATCAGTTTGAACAGTTGATTGAATATGTGATCAACGACGAAGACGCAAAAGCCAAAGAACTTTTTCATCAGATCGTAGTATCTAAAAGTCGCCAGATCTATGAAAATCTCATGCAAGAAGACAATGCCATGGGTGAAGAGCCGCCAGATACTGACGGTAATCCTCCAATGGAAGAAGGCGACGACATGATGGGCGGAAGCCAATCTGGTGACATGATCGACGATGTTGAGACTGAAGAGTCTGGCATGCACGAAGGTGAAGATGATGATGAGTTTGATGACGAAGCAGAAGATGATGGCGAAGATTTGACTCACGACATGGAACAGGATCATGACAAAATGGGTGGAGATGAAGCTGCTAGCAAAAGCGATGTGATGGATCTAGCTGACAAGTTAGACGAACTCATGGCTGAATTTGAGCACATGATGGGCGGTAGCGAGCCAGATGCAGACAATTTCGGTGGTCCTAGCGATCACGATGCTGACAACATGGACGACATGGATGTTGATGCAGATGAGTTTGAAACTGAAGGCATGATGGAAAACATCACCCTGAAGCAAGTTCATCCTAAGACTACTACCCACGAAGAAGGTGACGGCAAAGCTGGTCCTGTAGCATTTAATGCTGGACAAACTGGCATGGCCGGTCGTCCGGTGAAAGCTGGACAAGCAGAAGGTGGTCACCACGACACTGCTGCTTACAAGAACAGCACAAAGGATCTGATTGGTAAAGTTGGTAATTCACCTGCTCAAGCCAAGCAAGATCTCAAGCCTGCAACCAAGCCACACCTGGGTCAAGCTACAGGTGTTAACACACGTACACCGTTCCCAAGAGGCAAGTAATCGGCGATGAAATACTTACAGGAACATTTAAACTTCAACCAAGCCAAGATTCGCGTCTTGGTCGAAGATGGTCCTGACGGCAAAGAAAAGACCCTGTACATGGAAGGTATATGTATCGAAGGCGGAGTTAAAAACGCCAATGAACGTGTGTATCCTGTACAGGAAATTTCCAGAGCAGTACAATCCATCAATGAGCAATTGGTAAACGGTTATTCGGTGCTGGGTGAAGTAGATCACCCTGAAGATTTAAAAATCAACTTAGACAGAGTCAGTCATTGCATCGACAAGATGTGGATGGATGGGCCTGCCGGTTACGGTAAGTTAAGAATATTACCCACACCCATGGGACAACTGGTCAAGACCATGTTGGATTCGGGTGTAAAACTCGGAGTTTCGAGCCGTGGTTCCGGTAACGTGAACGAAGGCAACGGACATGTCAGTGACTTTGAAATAGTCACTGTGGATATTGTTGCTCAGCCCAGTGCCCCACATGCATATCCTCGTGCAATTTATGAAGGACTTCGTAATATGAAGTATGGTCATAAAGTGTTAGAGATTGCCAAGGACGCAGGTCAGAACAGCAAGGTACAGAGATTTCTACGTGAGGAAGTAAAACGCCTCATCAAAGATCTCAAAATTAAGGAGTAAAGCATGCTAGATGCAATCAAACCATTGCTAGATAGCGGCCTGATCAATGAAGATGTAAGTCAAGAACTCAACGAAGCTTGGGAATCTAAACTGACAGAAGCACGTGAACAGGTTCGAGTAGAACTACGTGAAGAGTTTGCTCAACGCTACGAGCACGATAAGACAGTGATGGTTGAAGCCTTAGACAAGATGATGACAGAAAGTCTCACCGGTGAACTTGCTGAGTTTGCCCAAGAGAAAGCTGCCCTGCGTGAAGATCGCGTGAAGTTTCAAACCAAGATGAAAGAAAGTGCTGTGAAGTTTAACAACTTCATGGTAACAAAATTATCTGAAGAAATCAGCGAATTACGCAAAGACCGCAAGCAGCACAATGAAGGACTAGAAAAACTAGAACACTTCATGGTGCATGCATTGGCTCGTGAGATCCAAGAATTTGCCCAAGACAAACGTGATGTAGTGGAAACTAAAGTACGTTTGGTGCGTGAAGCACGCGG